TCTTTCATTTTTGCCTCATTAGCTTCTTTGTGAATGACAATAGCAACTCATGATGAGTGCCGTTATGCCAGTGTTTCTGCATATACTTTTTACTGAACCATTTTTGCTGGGCTTCTGGATGACAACCGATAAGCCCAACCCTTCCTTGTATGATGGCCATCGGATCACCGTTCGCGTAGCGTGCAATGATCTGGCATCGTCCTTCTCCGGTGAATGTGCATCCATCATAGAAGAACATCTTCGTTTTCTTGCCAAGCCATTCGACATCGGCAATCGTGCTGAATGATCTCTTTACGTCTGCTCCTTCACGCTTGATGTATTGAACGGGACTAAGGCCGTTGAGCAAGTCAAAGTAATCTGGTCCAGCCCAGTAAGCGCCCATACAGATTCCGAGATATTTCCCCCCACGCGAGATGAAATCTTCAATTTCGTTTCCGTCCCTACGTCTAAAGAAATCGTAATATCTTGCTGCATCCCCGATTCCACCGGGAAATGCCACGATGTCTGCGTCTGTAATTGCTTGTGCATATTCTTTCTCATCGAATGTAACTATAGAGAACTCACCAGACAAAGCCTCGACCATGCCATCGACACAGTCTTGGCTTGCCTCTGGATCATGCCTAAAGATTGCAATCTTAGGTTTCATCGTCTCGCATGATCTTCAATTCATTAGACAGCTTGGTAATCACACCATTGAGTTTGATAACCTTATCCTTCAGCCAATCATTCTCGGCACGGATTACAGCCATCTCAACTGCATGAGCCAACACATTGTCACGTTCTTTCTTGACCTGTGTTAGTTCCTTGCGAAGTTCTATGATGTGATCAATAGTTTCCATGTCAGCATATCTAGCCATCGCCATGTCTCGTTTTGTCTCAAAGCCTACCATTCTGATACATCCATATTACGAAGGCTAAGAAGCCAGTGAACATATAGATTGCGAAAACCACGCCAGTGGTGTGATCGTCAACTGGCATCGGCCTTCACCGCGTCAGCTATATTCTGTTTGGTCTCAGCAAGGTTCAACTTCCTCACATTGTCCGGCTCTTCATCTGCAAACTGAGCAGCGAAGGTTACATAGTTAACCAAATCGACCCAGCTATCGGGCTTGTTCTTATTGTTAGCAATGCGTGACTGTTTGACCGCCATCATGACTACAGCAATGTCATAGGCACTGATTGGCTTACCAGCGATAGCAGTAGCAATCGTTGAGGCTCTGACAAATGACGCGCTCATGTCGCCATACTCATTGCCACGCTGATTAACAATCGACTGCGCTGATTTTAATACGTCACTATGGTGCATCGGTGTTCTTCCTTGGTTTACGCTGAATAATTGTGCCATCTAATTTTCTCTTTAGCTTGCTTGATTTTCCGAATGGGAGCGGAGTTCGGGAGACTCTATTACCCAAGTGAAAAGCGCGTTGTCGCTTGGCTTTAGAAAGCCGCCTAATATCCTCTGTCGTTTTCCAGCGATGACAGGCGATGTGAGCCGGAGCGAGGTTATCACCACCGTCTTCGCCTCCGAGCGAGATGGGTATGATGTGCTCAATCTCCCATTGTTCGTGGCCCAAGATTTTATCTTGGCATATATGACAGATGCCTTCGTGGTTAATGAATAGTTCTGCACGTAACTTCCTCGACTTTGTTTTCCTTACAGTCGCATCTCGGCTCTTGTCGTCGCCTCTGATGACTGTCTTTCTGAGAACCGCATCCTGATCCATTCCATCTTCACCTTCAGAAGATTTGCTTCCTTGCGTGCCATGACCATCTTCTCGATATATTCATGCCACTCTGGATTAGCTTTGACTTCCATCTCTCTCTGGTTTACTGGCCTGTCGGCACCTAATTTAAGAACGCGCTGAGCAAACCAGTGGCTCTTTGTTTCTTCCATCAAGGCAGCGACGGAGTCTTGATGCACCCACTCCTTCGCCGCCAGCCTGTATTCCTCAGAGAGATTACTCATTGAGTAAATTCCAACTCATCCCAAGCAACTGAATAAATCTCATTGAGAGAGTCTCGCCATGCTTGTGGCCAAGTCTCGGCTTCCTTTCTCAATTCAGATTTAACTTCCAGTAATTGCTTGCGGTTCTTCGCCCCTCGTATCATAGCCTCAACCTCTGGCCACCGATTAGGGTTTTCTTTCTTCAACGAATAAGACGACTTGGGCTTTTCATCGCCGCCTTTGAACTCAACCGATTGATCAAGATCAGGATCGTCACCTGTCTCAAGCCCCATGGTTTTTAAAAGGGCATACTTAACGGCATAACTCTGAGCCTTTCCCGGGCCTTTGTCTTGGTCATCAATGCCGTAACCGAAAGCCTCAACGTCAAAGTAATCATTCGGCTCGTCGATGTTCACGAACCGCACGGTCATGTGGGCCTCAGTCCGGTTTCCAGTTTGGGAAGCAGACGTATGAACCGGATAGTAAACGATACCAGCCTCAAGCAATGCTGGCCGCACCTTGGCAGTCACGGCATCATGGCTGACGATGCTATAGCGCATACCAGCCTTCTTCTCTTTCTGGATATAAGTTACTGCTTCCATTGCCTTCGCTAGGCGTTGATGAATGTTCATTGAATTGTGTCCTCTTCTTCTGTTTCTTCTTCGTCTTGATCAAGTTCGTCGCTAAATACATCGTCGATTGCTAGCTGCACTTCTTCGGCAGCCAGTATCACGTCTTCTATTACGGCTCTTAAGTCCTCATCTGATGGCGGCTCTTCGGCTGATAGCATTACGAAGAATGTATCAAGCTCGGCCAATAGTTCGTTACTCAGGTGGGCTAGTTCATTGAGTGTCATTAGTTCCCCCTTGACACATTGTGCATACACCGCTACGAATCACGATGTAGCCGAACGCTACATACACAAATGGAGATTGTCAAATGAGTTTTATGGACGCTTTGAATAATGTGATGGCTATCCAAGAGCGGTATCTGTATCGGGAAAAGAGCCGCGATACTTCTATTGAGGCGGCGAGATCAGTAATACCAAGTATGTCAGAAACGCATGAGAAGGTTCTAAGCTATGCGTTTGACTGTGGGTATGGTGGGTTTACCGATGTCGAGATGGCTAATCACTTCGATTGCCTCACCAGCCATTACCGGAGCCGGAGAGCCCAGCTTACTGAGGCCGGATATATCGTAGCGACAGAGGTTCGTCGCCGCCATCCAGAGCGCGGTAATAATAGGGACCACATCGTCTGGAAGCACAAGGATTTCTTGAATGAGTAAGCAGTTAAAGGCCGAGATCGAAAGGCTTTGGAAGCACGTTCAGGAATTGAAAGAGAAGTTGATGGCAGAGCAGAAGATCAACCTAGAACTAAAAGAACAGAACAAAAAACTGAAAGATGCACTAAAGGAGAAAGAGTAATGGAGATCGTTGAAAAACTTCGCGCAACAGAAATGCGTGAAACAGGACAAGAGCTTGGTGGCATCCCAATTACTAAGTTAACCCAAATAAATCCAGATGGGCCAGAAGCCGCCGACGAGATTGAGCGGTTGCGGGAAGCGTTGCAGAGCATCAAGAAAGTCCCAAACAGCGAAGCGGCCTACGGAATAATTCAAGTGTTTGTCGACGACGCGCTGAAGGAGAAAGAGTGATGGATATGGCTGAGTTTTTTCAAGCACTAGGTGGCCAGCGCGAGATCGCTCGTCGCCTACAAGTCGCGCCGTCTCTTCCGGCTCAATGGATCAGGCGCGGCAGCATTCCAATCACGCATTGGAAGGGACTACTCAAGATGGCTGATGAGAAGAAGCTGAAAGTTTTTCTTCAGACGATCTATCAAATGTGTATTGACGGGAAGTAGATTGGTGGTAGCCTAAGAACTGCGCCTCTTGTTGAAGCGTTCCTCCCAGACTAGCCGGAGCCTAAAAACTCCGGCACATTTTTCGAGGCTGCTATGGAACCGATAATTCTTGCCTCTTCAATGATTATACTTGGACCGCACTTCTGTTTGGATCGTTCGATCATAGACAATAGCTTACGGTCTGAGTATCGAGAGGAGCCGCAAGAGCCGATTAGGATCGACGACAAGCTAGCGATCCAGTTCTATCGTGGCCCTGAGTCTTGGACGCTTGTGTTCATCCAGCCTGACGGCTCCGCTTGTATCGTCAACGCTGGGCGTGGATGGGAATTAACTAAGTCTTGATTGAATTAACTTGCGAATACCCACCGTCTGCGAACCGTCTGTTCCGGGCAGTCCCGGGCAGAGGCGTAATTAAGTCCAAGGTTTATCGTGATTGGTTAGAAATAAATCTGGGGATAACTCGTGGACAACTTAACAGCAAAATCACTGGTCAGTATGTAGTCGTATTTGAGGCAGCAAGACCAGACAAAAGAAAGAGGGACATCGACAATCTAATCAAACCACTAATGGATTTAATCGTTCAGGCTGGAGCCGTCGAGGACGACAGCCTATGTGCAGAATTAACAGCTAAATGGGTGAACAATGGAAACGGCATACGCATATTCATACGAGAAGCACAAAGCCCTACGGGAGAAGTTCTATCCCTCGCGGCCAATCGTGCCAGTAAAGCCACAAGAGAAGCTGCCTGAGCCAATAGAGCCACCGAAGCCAGTAGTTAGAGACGTCATCAATCTAGCACCACAAGAGCCGGAAGAAGAGATTGCTCTCCGCGCCATGCTGGATCAGGTCTGGACTCAAATCTACGGCGAGAATGAGTTCCTTCGGAAGACAGCTTTCTTGATGAAGGGCTTCTCCGGTCGGCAGTCGGCTCGGTATGTGATCGCTAAGGTTCTCGTAAAGCACGGCATGACATTCATAGACGTGGCTGGCCAAGCCAAGAGCCAGAAGTTCGTTGATTGTAGGTTCGAGATTTACTATCGGCTGAGACGAGAACTTGGTCTGAGCCTGATGCAAGTTGGCCGGATGCTCAACAAGGACCACACCTCGGTCCTTCATGGCTACCGTAGGATGGAAGAGAAGATTGCTAACGGGTTCAAACTAGATTAAAAAAAGATGAGGCGACTACCGCAATCCGCAAAACAGTAGCCGCCTCTAACCTACGTTCACGGCGTAGGTCGTGAGACTTTATAGTCTTCGACGGCCTCCGCTTCAATAGGAGTGCCACCATGCCCCACAAGATAAGAAATTGGGACGAGTTCCAACACTATAAAACGGGTCGCGCCGCGCCACCGTGGATCAAACTCTATCGTGATTTATTAAACGATGTTGAGTGGTTTGAATTGCCAGCCGAGGCAGCGAAGTTCTTGATCTCATGTTGGCTGATCGCTGCTGAAGGCAACGGTATTTTGCCTGATAACAAGGCCTTGGCTTTCCGATTGAGGATTACCTTGAAAGAAACAGAGAAGTTTCTAAGACTCTGTAAACATTGGATTATTTGTGATGATAGCAACGTGCTAGCAAAAGGCTATCAAGATGCTAGCCCAGAAGAAGAAAGAGAAGAAGAAGTAGAAGAAGAAAGAGAAAAGATTATTCATCAACCGAAACAAGTTCGGTCGAAGGATAGTAAGTCTGATTTGTTTGATAAGTTTTGGCTTGGTTATCCAAGGAAGGTAGGCAAAGGAGCCGCAGAGAAAGCGTGGGTCAAAGCGGTGCAGAGCACGGAAGCAAGCGTCATCATAGCTTCCCTCGGGAGCCATAAGTTCTCAGAGGATATTAACTATATCCCTCACCCAGCCACTTGGTTGAACCAAAGGAGATGGGAGGATGTGCCCCCCGTGGGGAGTTCCCCCACCGCCGCACCAGTGAAATTGTTCCCTGATGGGACACCATGGAAACCCCTCGCCGAGATGACCGACGAGGAACGCAGAGCAAGAGTCGAACAATTCTGGAGAGAGCAACGTGCAAACACAGCAGTTTAAACCACGCCACCCGATGCCAATCGAGGACGTTGAGGAACTAACCTATATGCTGAAGCTGCAAGGCATGAACTCGGATGCCATAGGTTTCATGGTTTCCGATGGGCCGGAGGCAGTGTCTTGGTGGCATTACTACATGAAGAAGGGCCGCCCGAGTAAGGCCGACGGGTTGTATCGCAGGCTTCTGGAAGGCAAGCCGTATATGGTGCCTGCTCAGTGGCCCGTTTGGTATGACACTAGCTACGACGAGCGCCATGGAGATACTAGTCAAAGATTGATTAAGCCGCCCCGAATTATGACCGCTCAGGAGAAGGCAAGGGTAAACGCCCTGATCGACGCCATGGCAGGCAAAGAGGATATACCCTCGGAAGCATTGGAATTTTAGGGCCGCCCTGAGATTTGCCCACGGCATTTTTGGCCCGTCCGATTGCGGCCATAACGCCATGTGGATATTGTAAACGGATTGCACAATTTGAAAGGATCAAATGCAATGACGACTCAAAAAAACATGGGCAAGATTTGGAAAAACCCCACCAAGAAAGAAGACAAGCATCCCGATCTCAAGGGCTATATTTGGATTGATGGGGTGAAGTTTGACATTGGTGGGTGGCAACGCGAGGAAGATGGACGGACGTTCTATAGCCTCTCCGCCCGTCAATACGAGAACCCCGACAACCAAGGCATCGCAAAAACCGTGGCACGTGGTAGCTCACCAAGGGTTCAAGCTGATGGTTATTCATCCGCACATGATCTAAATGACGCGATACCGTTTTAAATCAATAGAAACGGGCCGCCATTGGCAAGCCTAATTTCCGATGGATGATTTCCTATAAAAGAAAAAGGGGGCTTTATCGGCCCCCTAATTCGTTTCTATATCCTTTCAATTATGCGGCCAACGCTTCCGGCTGGGTTTCCGCTTTCAGAATGTATTGCATAGCCTTTGTCGCTAGGCTTGCGGCTGAGAAGATGGCGTTTTTATTGCCATTAAGAACCCGCAACCAGCCGTCAATGTATTGAGCATGGTCTATCCGTGGTTCATTCTCAATGCCTAGCGAGGAACAAAGGAACGCGGCTCCAAGCTCGGCCACCAATTCCTCAAAGGCATAGGCATCATCTCCGAATCGCTTGCCCTTAGTCCGGTTCAAACGTGCCTCGGCCCCTGACCAGTGGGTGAGTTCATGCAAGAGCGTTGAGTAGTAGGCTTGTGTTGGATCGTGCTCTGGTGTCTGTTTGAAGCGCCATTGATCAGGCATATAGATTGCATCGGTTGAGGGTCTATAAAAAGCCCGTGAGCCCCCTTCAATGATCTCGGCCCCCGTTGCCTTAATCGCTTGATCGGCGTTCTCGATCCGTTGAACTAGGTTCTCGGGTATCGTTTCCGGTTCACCGTTGGCTTTGTATCCGTCAACTTGATCGGCATTGAAAAGGAAAAAGGGCTTGGCAAACAGAAAAGCCTTTGTTTCATCTTCCCCTTGCTCATTCTGTTTTGTCTTAATGCCTTGTGAGAAATAGGCGCAATGAACCGATTTCTCACCCTTCCGAACCGTGGCCCCTACGGATTGCCAATGCTTGAAAGTTGCCCATTCATTCGATGAATAACCACGGTCACGTTGCTCAATCCATAAATTTAGAACGTTGGCTCCTGAATAGGTATTCTTTGAGATCGGATTGTGAGGCAATGCCGAGCATACACCGGAACGATGCCAAGGCATCTGAAATTCCCCTGCTCCGGCTTCGATTGCGGCCACGATCTTGTTAGTGATGGTCTCTTGAATGTTAGACATTTGTGCACCTATCAGTTGTAAAAGAGATGAATTGTGAGGAAAAAGAAAGCAATTCCGGCCATGAATACAGGAAAAGCGATCAATTCGAGGATAAATTCGAGCTTGCTCATAGCTTCACCTGCTCAACTTGAACGGTGTAGCCGAGAGCTTTGATCTGTTCGATTGCGTAGCGTGTCAGCGTTTTCGTGCCAGTGAGGTTAGCGAACTTCTTGGCCGTGCCGCAAACGGGGTAAATCGTTTCGTTGCCGTAAACATTCTTGATTGAGACTGTGATGGTCATTTGTGCAATCCTTTGTGCATTGGTGACGCTGACAGAATGTCAAGATTGATTGGATTAGTCAATAGGGTTATTAAAAAAAAGATTAGAATATTATAAGGCTTTGAAATTGCTAAAGAAACGGCGTAACGCAAACGGGGTAAAGTATATTTCCCGAATAGTGGACGGTGAAAATCATAGGGGCCGCCCGTCAAATAAGAGATACGCAATCATTCCGGCGAGGGCACTAAGTGACCCGAACGTCGCACCGTATGATCTCTTGGTTCTTGGCACCCTTGGCCTGTTTGTCAGCCGTTCCGGTGTCTCATTTCCAACGATTGAGACCATAAGAGCATACACTGGCCTAAGTAGATCGAGCATCCTCAATGCTCTCAAAAGGCTCACAATTCACGGGTTAATCAGGAAACTACAACAAAAGCGCTTTCCCTCGCAAACCTCCAAATGGCTAACTAATCGCTATCAGGTAATGTTCAAGGCAGACGATCCGCTTCCAACGGATGAAGACCTAATAGCGTCGATACCATACGCGACAGATACGTTTGAAACTTATGCTCAAAGTGAGACTAAGCTACTGATCGCTAAGGCAGAAGAACCGGATGAACAGACGGAAAAGGCAAAGGGGATTGAAAGGGGTATAAGGTCAATGGCTAACACATACGGTTGTCAGATAACCATCGATCCTCAATCGCTCACAACGCTATCGGAAAAAGACGTAACAACCGAACAAATCGCGCTTGCTTTTCGCTCACATCTATCGCGCTTTGGATCGTTACCACCGTCACTTGCGGTGCTCATACAACGAGGGTGCTTTGCGTGAAGGGCACTATCCCTCCCCCCGGGGTCGGCCTCTACTGCGGGGTAGGCCGCTCAATTTTTTTTCAATTTTCGGAGAACGTGTTTAAGCTAAGTTACGATGTATCCCCTCACGGGGATAACTAAGGGGGTTCGCGGTGTCTAAGTCAATATCTGTCAAGGTAGTTTCAGACGTGCTCCACAGGAGACTTCATGGGTAGAGTTAGGATAATGAGGAAATCGGTCTCCACTGGTTCAGAAGACAAGCGGGAAGCTGTTCTGAATGAGATTGAGGCCATTGGATCGGCAGCCATTACGGATGTCCTGTCTTGGGACTCCACTGGTAATGTGATGGTAAAGAACTCCTACGACTTGCCTTTGCACGTCCAGAAGTCGATCAAGAAGGTTAAAGTCACACCGACCAAGGATGGTAATGCTATCGAAGTCGAAATGCACGACAAATTGTCTGCTCTTCGCCTTCTCAGTAAACATCACGGCCTATTAGAAATCGGGTCGGACGAGCAACGACCGTCTATCCTCGGTATCAATATCCGTGGACCGCAAGCCACAACAACCTATGAGATCAAGCATGAAAGCGCCGAAGAAGAAGTCCCGGAATGAAGCCGCAGAGTCTTTCGCCGCCGCTGGCCTAGACCTCGACTTCTCGCAAGCCCCGACCACTTGGAAGTTCCTGAATAACGATGCCTTCTTCCGTGGGCTCCTCGGCCCTGTCGGTAGTGGTAAAAGCTATGCCTGTGCTGCCGAGATATTCCTGAAAGCCGTCCAGCAAAGGCCGTCTCCGGTCGATAATACGCGCTATACGCGGTTCGTCATCGTCCGTAACTCGTATCCTGAGTTGCGAACCACTACGATCAAGACTTGGCAAAACCTGTTTCCAGAGGATGTTTGGGGGCCAATGCGCTGGTCCCCTCCGATTACACACCATCTGAAGCTGCCGGGTCGGGATGGAATCCCCGGAGTTGACTGCGAAGTTATATTTTTAGCCCTCGATCAGCCAAAGGATGTCCGTAAACTCCTGTCTCTCGAACTCACTGGTGCTTGGGTCAACGAAGCACGGGAACTCCCGCTGGCTGTTATTCAGGGCCTAACACACCGCGTTGGTCGTTTTCCGACTAAACTCCACGGTGGTCCCACATGGCGTGGTATTTGGGCTGATACGAACCCGATGGACACCGACCATTGGTGGTATAGATTGTCCGAAAAAGAGCCGATTCGTGGTAAATACGAGTGGAAATTCTTCAAGCAACCACCCGGAATGGTCGAAGTGCCAGCCGATCATCCCGGTGCAATACCAGCCGCCGGGAAGCACTGGACCTTAAATGATACAGCCGAGAACTTGAATAACCTTCCTCCCGGTTATTACGAGCAACAACTCGGTGGCAAGAACCTCGATTGGATCAAATGCTATGTCGGTGGCCAATATGTCTATGTTCAAGAAGGAAAGGCCGTCTGGCCCGAATACACAGACTCCCTTATGGTCGTTGATAAGCTCGATTATGACCCAGCAGTCCCGCTACAAATTGGATTAGACTTTGGACTGACTCCGGCAGCTGTCTTCGGCCAGAAGATGCGTAATGGCCGCTGGCATATCCTTCACGAAATCGTCTCGTTCTCGATGGGCCTCGAAAGATTCGGCCAGATCATGATGCACGATGTCATGACGCACTTCCCAAAGGCCCAACTCTTCATCTGGGGCGATCCGGCTGGTGTGGCCCGTGATGGTATTTTCGAGGTAACAGCCTTTGATTACCTCAAGACCCTTGGTCTAAATGCCCAACCGACCGCATCGAACGACTTTATGGTTCGCCGTGAAGCTGGCGCATTACCCATGCAGAGACTCATAGATGGAAAACCCGGACTTATCCTCGACTCAGGATGCCAAAGACTCAGAAAAAGCCTCGCCGGGGGATACCATTTTAAGAGAGTGGGGGTCGGTGGAGGCACAGATAGATTCCGTGATGCACCGAACAAGAATGAACATTCTCATATCGGGGACGCTTTTGGGTATCTTATGCTTGGCGGTGGCGAGTTTAGGACTTTGACCCGTGGCCACCACATCGGTGGCAAACTGTTCTCGACCGCACAGGCCAACACGGACTTTGACATATTCGCATGATGCCGGATCAAAAGATTATCGGATCAGCGCAGTTCCCAATGACATGGATACCGACCGAGTTCCATGTGAAACACATTCATGACATGGAATTGTCTGATTTAGACCAAAGAACGGTCGCGGCTTATGACAATTTCGATGAGGTCGTAACAGCCTATGCGAATAATTTCTACGCATTTTCTGTATTTTTAGACGGAAAACCAGTAGCTGCCTATCTACTCTTCAATCTTTGGCCGGGAAATTGGGAAGTGACGGTCTTCAAGGACAAGAACTTCGCCAACGAGAATATCGTTACCTTTACCCGATGCAGTCGCCGGATGATCGAACACATCTCTAGGCTCGATAATGTGCGTCGTTTGCAGATAACCGTCAGAGATGATAATCCTAGTGCCCTGCGCTGGGCAGAGTTGATCGGATTTCGCCATGAGGCGTTCCTAGAGGCGTATGCCCCAGACGGGTGTGATGCTCATATTTTTAAGAGGTTGAATCATGGGATTCATAGCACAAGCTCTCGGACTCGGCGGCGGCGGTGACAGTGGTGCATCGGCTGCCCAACAACGTCAGATGGAAATTCAGCAGAAGCAAGAAGAGCGTTTGAATGCTCAGGAATCGGCTCAGGGCGCTGCGCTTGCTGCATCTATGCGCGCTCGTATGCGTGGCGGCTATCGTCAGTTGCTTTCGCCAGAGCGCATTGCTCCTGAAACTGGTCTCCCGACAAAACTCAGTGGTCTCTAATGGTCGCTAAGAAGTATCAGAACCCGAAAGGTGGACTCAATGCCGCTGGCCGAGCTTTCTTTAAGCGCACTGAAGGTTCTAATCTCAAGGCTCCTGTCAAAGGCGCTCCTAAATCACGCGCAGAACTTGGTCGCAAAGCTAGTTTCTTGGCTAGAATGGCTGGTGTCAAAGGCCCAGATCGTGATGAGAAAGGTCGCCCAACTCGGAAACTTCTTGCATTGAGAGCTTGGGGAGCCACCTCAACCGCTGATGCAAAGAAGAAGGCAGCCGCCTTGAGTGCGCGTATCAAGAACATGAAGGACTGATCATGAAAGAAGTTTGGGATAAGGAGCGTCCTAAGTCTCTCGGTAAGAGCAAGAAGCTCACACCAGAGCAAAAGGAGCACGCTAAACGTATGGCTAAGAAGGCTGGCCGTCCGTATCCAAACCTGATCGACAATATGCGTGCTTCCATGATGAAGGAGAAGAAGGATGCCTCTTAAGTCAGGCTCGTCTCAGAAGGTAATCTCGGCAAATATTAAAGCTGAAATGAAGAGCGGCAAGCCCATGAAACAGGCTGTCGCTATTGCTTTGTCAAAAGCTGGCAAGTCAAAGAAGAAGTGAGGGTGCTATGGCCAAGATGAGTGTTGAAAACGTAATCAAACGCGCTAGTCTGGCCGCATCCAAGAAGGACGAGTGGCGCACAATCTATCAGGAGTGCTACGAATACGCACTCCCACAGCGCAATCTCTATGACGGGAACTACGAAGGCGGCGTTCCGGGTCAGAAGAAGATGCAGAAGGTGTATGACTCGACTGCTATCCATTCGACTCAACGGTTTGCCAATCGTATCCAATCAAGCCTATTCCCTCCCTATCGGGCTTGGTGCCGTCTTCAGGCTGGTAACGGAATCCCGACGCAACGCCGTGCAGAGGTCCAGACTGTTCTGGATTTTTACAATGAGCGGATGTTCAACATCCTGCGTCAAACGAACTTTGACTTGTCGATGTCAGAGTTCTTGCTTGATCTGGCCGTTGGCACAGCGATCATGCTCATTCAGCCCGGTGACGAGAAGGCTCCGATTCGCTTTACAGCGGTGCCGCAATATCTCGTATCGCTGGAAGAAGGGCCGCACGGCACGGTCGATAACGTCTATCGCAAGATGAAGATGAAGGGCGATGCCATCTCGTTGCAATGGCCGGATGCCAATATCTCTCCAATATTGCAGCAACAAATCGACCGGAAGCCAACTGATGATGTCGAGTTGCTAGAGGCAACCGTATTCAACAAGGATACGGGTAGCTACTGCTATTACGTGATCCATGAGAAGCTGAAAATCATGCTCGTTTACCGCGAGATGAAGGTTTCTCCGTGGATTGTGACCCGCTACATGAAGGTTGCAGGGGAAGTTTACGGTCGTGGCCCATTGATCACGGCTATGCCGGACGTAAAAACCCTGAATAAGACGCTAGAACTGGTATTGAAGAACGCTTCTTTGGCCGTTTCTGGTGTTTATACAGCGGCAGATGACGGGGTAATCAACCCTCAGAACGTCAAAATCCAACCCGGTGCAATCATTCCGGTAGCCCGTAACGGTGGACCGCAGGGACCAAGCCTGACACCTTTACCTAAGTCGGCTGATTTCAACGTCGCGCAACTCGTAATCAACGATATGCGTATGAATATCAAGAAGATGCTGCTTGATGATACGCTGCCACCTGACAATATGTCAGCCAGATCAGCGACTGAAGTGGTGCAGCGTCGTAACGAATTGGCCCAAAACCTCGGTGCTGCCTTTGGCCGCTTGATTACCGAGGCAATGGTTCCGATTGTCAGCCGTATTCTATTCATTATGGACCAGAACGGTGACATCGACTTGCCGCTGAAGATTAATGGCGAGGAAGTTAAGATCGTCCCGATCTCTCCATTGGCTCAGGCGCAGAATATGGAAGAACTGAACGATGTTATGCAGTTCGTTCAGATCGTCGCTGGCATGGGTCCAGAGGCCATGATGACCATCAAGA